TGATCATATATCCAGTTAGCAAATGCCTTTAATGCGCTCTCAAGTGAATCAACTTCACTTGTCACTTCCTCATCATCAATGCCGTAACAAGTGATTTGCATTGTCTCGGCATGATAATATCTACTTCTATGTTCAATGGTTGCACGTAGTGGAGCCGATAACTCTAATAAGAGAGCTATATCGTGCAACTTAGTATCTAGTGGAGCGTATTCCTTAATTTTACTTTCAACTTCCTTCACATGATTATAACTCCCAGTGAAACATGCTCCATCCCCTTGAGAGGCAAAACCAGAATAGTATATATCCTTAATATCTATCCCTAGTATTTTTGCAATTTCTTTAGCATACTCAAGTACGCATTCAGCATTCCATTGGAAGTCGTTTAGTTCTCTTAACTTGTCGAGAGCTCTAGTTTTGGCCTTGTCGCTTAACTCTTCAAACTTATATAATGTTTTTTCAATTGTAATAGTTCTCATATAATTAACTCTCACTTTCATTCAAAACCACGTTAACAATTACTTTTTTAAACCCGGCTTCCAGGGCCTTTACTTGGAAGGCTCTCTTTTCATATGTAGAGATATATCTAGAATCATGAGGGTGAATGATTAGAGCATCATTTACACTTGATAGATCCTCGCGCTCTACTATTTCTACAGTAACGGCCTTGATTGCACGCTCTCTTTTTTGTTTTGCTAGTCTCTCTTGTCTCTCTTGTTCGGCTCGACTCAACCAAATAAGTTGTTCTTTTTTGGTGTACTTAATATTGAGAGCGTCAAGGTTAGCAATCTTAAAGGATGGTTTTCCAGGATTGCGACTATATTTAAACCTAACTTCACTTTCGGCCCATTGGCTTAACTCTTCGGATCTTGCTCTATCTAGATTCTGTAAACCCTTGGGGGCTTCCAAAACTAAATATTTTAAACCCAATTGAGAAAACAGGGAGCGAAGTTGACTGATATGTTTTCCAGTACTGGAAGAATACCTATATGTATTAAGTACTAACTTACCCTTAATAAGTTGCGCGATATTATACCATCTGTAGGAAGTTGCAACCATAGAGGAAGGATCGAAGGCAAGGTTACCGCGCTTAAAAACTTTAGAGCGTGGCTTCCAGTCTACAGTGTAGTTTTTTGATTTTTGTAGTTTTGAAATATCAATTAATTGTTTCATATTAAAAACCCCCGATCATGGAAGCGGCTATATATGTGAACATTAGATATGTAAGAATTGACGGTTTCATAAGTACTCTTTTCTATCAAGGTTCGATGCTTGATATATAAATAATATCGCATTGCATTATTAATTGCAATAGTTATTTTTAAATATGCGTCAATTATTTATATGTGCGTTAATATGAGTATTCAACTTGATTAATTGCATTAGTTTGAGTATCCATATTTATATGTTGAATCATGTATAGATGGTGAGTGAGTGAATATATATAACTCGTGCCTATTACATATAGATACAATCCAATCAATCCAATCAAGCTCAAGTGTTTTTCAATTCGGACATTATACAATACTGTCTGTAACCCAATGAATACATATACTTATATCAATACCCAATTAATAACTGGACCAAACACCAGCGACACATGTGTCAGCATGGATTCAATTAGAATGATTGATGCTAATGATTGCAATAAGTTACGATTGATTAAACGATTTTAGTTGATGGTGGGGTGGGCATACCGCCACACCTCCCAAATTTGTGGGTATAAAACTCGTTCTGACAGGTTCTTAAAACTCCACGACTCACCGCATACATAATCAATAACATAACCACAACACTCTCGAAAATTTGGCCTTCCTATAAATTCAATTAAACATACTATCGTCACTACTTATTTTTATTGACTCAATGCGCGTCATTTGATATTATGCTTTCCTATGAGCAAGAAAGTAAATGAGCTAACCGAGAGACAACTACAATCTCTGAAGTCAGCTGGTGGTATGCGAGAAAACATCCTTCGACAGGCTTACGAAGGAACAGGAGGACGTACGAACGCCATCAAAGCAAAATGTCTGGAGTGTGTAAATTTCGATGATGCTGCCAACAGGATCAGGACTTGTGATGTTAGAACTTGCCCACTCCATGCTTATCGACCATACCAGTCATCATCTAGCGACGAGTCAGAAGACGCTGTTTCGCCACAGGACGCCACATAATTATTACCCGACAAAATAACTCAGTATTAACTTAATATGCTCCAAGAACTCCTCATGCGTCATAGCACCCTTCATGATGTTGCAGGTGGAGCAGCAGCTCACACAGTTCTCGACGGTGTACCCAAAGTTAGGATCAATCCGATCAATTCCATTAGCAGAAAACTCTAGACTCACCCCACGAGATTTTCTGGTATGAACTCTGGTCTGTGGATCTTTCCTGCAGTAAACACATGGACTCGTTACTAGAGCTTTAAACTCTGTCAGTGTAAAATCAAACTTATAGCCTTTTTTCTTTGCTCTTGCACGATAACCTGCTGCCATAACCTTGATTGGATCTTTCATGATAATTAATCCTTTCACGCTTTTTCACCGACTGCAAAAACTTAGTAAATCTATCAGGAGCCAAAATCATATGTACCGCAAGCCAGAAAGATTTTATGATCTTCACTTTTTCTTCCTAGCAGCATTTTCTTCTTTAGTTTTTTTCTTATGGCAAGTATTACACAATCCCTGTAGACCACTTGACGGACAAAACAGTCTTTCCATAAACCCATCTCGAAGACTTCCAACAGGGACAATATGATCTATTTTAATTTTAGGAGTAACTTCACCGCACATCTCGCACATTAAAAATCCATCTGGAAGTGTACAACGCTTAACTGTGATCTGTCTAGCTTTACAGCGATACCAAACCTGTCTCACAGCAGAACTGATCTTCGTGATTTCGTAAGTACCTAGACCATCAATGGGCTTTGCCTTCTCTCTCAAATCGCACCGTTAACAAATTCTTTTTGAGAGTTGAAATAAAGTTTACTCTCAAGCTCAGTGATTTTCTTTTGAAGTAATTCATTCTCATCGCTGAGTAATTGAACCTGCGCTTTTAAATCTAAAATAATCTGGCTAACATGCACAACGTCTTCCTGGTCGTTCATAGTGTTCTCCTTGGAGATAGTGAATCATATAATTTTAGTAAGTGCAACTATCACAAATCCAAAACCATCCACCGTCTTTATTTTTTAATTTAGTATTTCCAGATTTACTACAACCAATACAAACTTCGTAATGAAAGCTTTCAGCCATTTTGTTGTTTTCAATATCCGTCAAGGTTCCGTCTAGTGCAGTTGCATTCCTCCAAGCACTAGCTCCTCTTGGATTTTTAAAAAACATTCTACGATAATCATCTGCAAGTTTAAGAGCCAGAGGCATCTGCTGACTTTGCAGATCCAGTACGTCCACCCCATTTTTTTGCAAATGGTTTGTTGCTCCTGGAAACATTTTCTTTGAAAGTTTTATTTGATTCCTCATAACGTCCAAGAGCATCTGTGTTTCGTTGGTAGAATTTTTTGTTAACATATTTTCCGCGCTTTCTAATTTTTTTAAAAACGAACTCTCTGTCGTAATCTGTTAGACCAAAATCTTCTTGCTCTTGATCTGTAAGCCTATTCATCAGTAAAATATTTGTAGCTTCCTGAACTGCTGTGCTTGATCCCTTGATGTCAAACTCAGAAATAATTTTTCCTTCAAAAGTTTTTCTTGGATGCATTACTAGAAAGAAATGCATCGGAGTCACTTTCACAAACTGAACAAACTTGTGGATTGTTTCATCCATCTCCAGAGTTTGATCTCCACCACGGCTAGGTTTCAGCATAAAGTTCAGGTTATCAGCAATAGCTACATTTACGCTGTAAGCATCGTTAACGTATTTCATCAGATCAATAAACTCATCAACGTCTACCCTTCCGCTGTAAGTTGTGACCACAAGATTTTCTTCAATCTTGTTTTGAAAATTTTTGAGAGTCCACATCAACCTTGATTTTTGTTCTGGAGTAATATCCTCACCAGAAATAAAATCTTCTTTTGCAAATACACTCAAAACCATTTTAATAAAATCAACTTCACCAATTTCAACAGGAGCTACAAAAACTTTCTGACCATCATCGATAAGCTGTGCAACTAGATTTGCAAGCCACAAACTTTTACCAGCACCTGTTGGTCCACAGAAAATTGAAAACTCTTTTGGACGAAGTCCACCAGTGTATTTTGTGAATACAGGCCACCATGGAGTTGGTGAACCTTTTGGTGGTTCGAGTATTTCACCAACAGCTTCATTAAGCGCGTTTAGTGTGTTTGCGATTGGAAGGTTCATTGGTTGTATTTTCCTTCAAGGACTCTTTCAATTGTTCCAGGTCTAATCAGCCAATCAAAATCTGCTTTCCAAGATTTTTTCCTTCCACCGGTTGGAGGAATTTTTCCTGTGCAAAATTTTGATGCGTTTATTATTGCCATAACATCCTCCCAAACTTCTTGGTTTGGATATGTTTTTAATCTTGCAGATGCTGCTGATCTTCGATCTGGTGACAACGCAATAACTTCTGGAAGCTCAGGATTTTTTAATTCGTTCCACAGGCTAACCAAGTCGCTAGGCGTCAACGAGTCCATGTCTTTATCTTTAATCTTATCCTTATCCTTATCCTTATCCATATGGGTCGGGCAACCCATGGCCAAGGGTATGGCAAGGGTTAGATTATTTATATCGATATTGTGTGATTTCAATAACTTAATAACGGATTTATGAGTGTTGCTTGTTTCTTGTAACTCACCGTATTGAAATTTGATAAAGCTCGGTACAAACCATGTGTCATCCTTTAAAAATTCTATACGATGGCCAAAATGTTCTACCACACCATCAACAGAAATTCCCTTTCCAATGATAAAAGATGCTGCTTCCAGGTCAGCTCTCCATATTCCGGCGTGATCGCATTTGTCTAAAATGTAATCCCAAAAACTACGATACTGATGTGGCAGTTTCCTGTACCATGGATTATCCCACTTTGTTGTGTCTGTGAATCTTTTAGCCATTTGCAACCTTCGATTCTTTATATTTAATGTATCTAGTTACAGTTGCGCAGAAGTAGTGAAATGGCTTTTGTTTGTCTTTGTTTTTATCTTTAAGGTAGATGTACTTTGTTATTTTTGCACCCTTTAAAACCTCTTCAAAAGAAGCAAATTTAAGCTGGAAAAGTATGCGCCTAATCTTTTTCCTGCTCAACTCTTCAACAGAAAATCTTTTCGTATCGCAAAGAGGAGCGACTATCTCTTCACAGATTTTTCTATATCTATCTATTGGATCATTATTTTTGTATATCACGATGCCCCCACATCCAAATAAAAATCCCCCCAACAGCATCTACTCTGAAGGAGGGATTTATCGACAATTGAGATCTCTCTCACAAAAAACCGGCTGTAGATGTTGCCTGGTTATTTTTTATAAGAGCTTTATTACTTCGTCAAGACTAAAAACTAATATCACTTTCTGGAGCTTGTGCTTTAGGATTAGCTGCAATAATTGCAGCAGCTTGACCTTTAAGTACAGCAAGAGCACCAGTGCCTTGTTTGAATGCTTGGGCAGCAGCACGAGGAGCCGAAGGGTCGTTAATATACTTGATCTCTGTATAAGTTTTACCATTATACACTCGATCAGCAATCACGATTTCAAAAACCTTTTCAGTATTCAAAACACCTGATTTTAAGCCTTTTTCAACGTCTTGTATATTAGATGCAGTAGCACCCATCACCACTAGATTCTTGGTTGTGATCTCTTGAGACTTCTCGCTTCCGAGTTGTCCGTACCAACTATATGCTGGACCATTTTTAATTCCAAAAGTTACTTTTACTTGAAGTGAATTTTTTCCTTCAACTAATCCATAATCTGTAATCTTTGCTTCATATGTTCCTGGTTCAATTTTGCTCATACTATTCTCCTGTTACCTGTAATAGGCGGTTCTTGATTGCGACGAGTTTTTTTGTATCTGCTGCACTTTTCGCTGTTGCAAATTGTTCAGCAGCTTTACTGCGAAGATTCTCGTCAGTGACCTTCGTTAGTAATCCTTCGATTGTGGAATTTAATACTTCAATTGATTCTGGATTGGAAGATGCAACTGCATCGTCAAATGCCTTGTAGGATAAATCAATTTTATAAGGTAATCCAAAGCGGTTTTTAGCATCATGATATGCACGATATTCAGTGTAAATCACACGACTTTCACCACCGAGTCCTTTACCCTTTTTAGTATTTTTATCTACGTTAATAAAGTTCTCATACGTTGCAAATAGAACTGCCTCGCAGTTTTCCTTCACTAGAGCGTTTGCAGATTTGTGAAGTTTAATTTCATAACGATCATAGCCCTGAGAAGATGGATCATTAAATAATTTAACTTGAGAGTGACAAATCAAAATTACATTCATCTTTTCTCTTAGATCTTTTAAAGCAGAAAAAAACTGTTGCCACTCTTTAGTAGCTAGAACTTGGCCTTTACCAAAGCCAAAGTCTTCAATGCTTTTCATTCCACCATCTTTGCAAACTTTTTCATGAATTAATGGCTCAAGATGATCAAGACTATCTACTACAAGAGTTTTATAATTATGTTTTGATGTCATCAATTCTTGAATTGAGTCCATGATCATTTGGAATGAAGTAATTTTTGGAAGTCGAATTACGTCAAGACTATTTGTTCCATCTTCAGTACAAGCAAAGATTGGATTTGGTGCTTCAGATGCAAATGTTGATTTTCCACAACCCTCTGGACCATATATTGTGATGAAGTGTGGCTTCTTCAATTTACCGCTGGTGACTTGGCTTAATAAGCTCATTTTTTTCTCCTTTGTTTGTTCGTTTACTTCGGTTAGCATATTTGTAATGGAAGAAAATGAGAAGCAAAAAGTTATACGAATTAAGCATGATTCTTTTGAACAGGGTTCTGGTTCATGGCATCAGTTTAGACAAAAAAGAATTGGTGGATCTGATGCTCCAATAATATCTGGACAATCTCCATGGAAGTCTTCTTTAAATCTATGGGCAGAAAAATGTGGATCAATTGAACAACCAGATCTATCACAAAACTTTGCGGTCCAGCGTGGCGTGAGGCTAGAACCAATCGTTCGTGGAATGGTTTCTATCATGTTAGACATGAATTTTGATCCAGCAGTATTTACGCACACAGAAAAAGAATACTTATCAGCTTCTCTTGATGGATGGGACGAAGAAAATCAGGCAATGATCGAGATCAAAGTGGGCAATGCCCCAGATCACAAGAAATGCAATCCAGAAGATCCTAAGAGCATACCAAAAAAATATTTCGCACAAATCCAACACCAGTTATATGTGGTAAAGCCAAAACGTGCGTTTTACTGCAGTTATTGGATCGAAAAAGGAAAAGACGAAGACAGGGGTGATCTTAAAATAGTCGAAGTTTTTCCAGATGAAGAGTTTATTTCTCGGTATTTACCCATCGCCGAAGAGTTTTATCAATGCGTAATAAACAACACACCACCACGGGCGGTTAAGTTAGAGTTATAAATATATTTTTCTTGTCCACAATGGCATTGTTAAGGCATCCATTAAATTCCAACCATCTTTAAGCCTTCTTCTCACAACATGTCTGCTCATGCCATAAAGTGCACATGCGTCTACAAGTGCATATTTTTTACCATCAATATAAACATAGAAGTTTCTTCTTGTATTTCTTAACTGCTCGGATCTATTTGACCACTTGCAGTTTTCTTTTGAATATCCTTTTTCATTGTCTATTCTGTCAAGCATCATCCCCTTGTCTGGATATCCCATGTCAGTGGCAAAGTTTCTGAAGTCTAACCAACTATCGCATACATCTATTCCCCTTCCTCCATAGTCATTATATTGTTTGCATTTTTTATTTTTGCATCTATAAATCATTAATCTCCATGAATCGTATGATTTATTTCCTCTGTATTTAATAAAAATATTTTTTTGTTCCATTTCATTGGAGTAACATATTATGTTGTGAAATAATATGCACAATGAGATATAGAAGGCGTTTCCGTGATGAATTTATAGTCCACTTCGACGGAGACATGATCTATTACAAGGATAAGGTTTTAAATATATGGGGTACTACAGGAATCGACGTAGACCATAATAAAATTCAGTTACGCGATGATATATTGGTGCGAGAGTATCGAAAAGATAAACCATACACATTTGATAAGCTGCTTTTTATATGGGATGCAATACATCCTCAATTGGTATCTATTGCAAAGAAAAAAATGCTTGTCCACAGACGGACATCATGAGATTAAAGCTACATGATTACAGATCCAAAAGATAAATTTAGTCATTTTTTAAATCTAATGCAAGATCAACTCGACGCTAGTGTATTTACGTTAGAGGGATTTGGATTTATAATTTTTATTGCATCAATAACACTTGGATTTCATTTACTTGTTATCCTATTCATAACAAGGATCTGGAAAAATGATTAAACACATTGCCATTTTATTATTAGTTATAGCTTCGTCTTGCACTACTGTTCAAAAAACTGGACCAGTATTAGGTGAGACACAACTCCCCAAGTCCGAGACTCCAATGACGGAATCTGGACCTGTAATAACACCATCACCTGTTGCTAAACCAGATGTTGGTGTTATTACAAAAATTATATCTCTAAAGTGTAATGAAACATGCACTGATTCAGAGAGAAAAGAGCTTCCAGGCATTGAAGATGCAATGAACGAGACTCTTGCTAGTAAATGTTTTGAGGATTATATAAAATCACCAGGAAGAAGACTTGATTACACAAAAGACACTCCTGACCAGATTGTAAAGAAGATGAGAATACCAACAGAGCTTACTTTGGACTACTACTATCAAAGAAGTGCTGCTCTTGGGTATGAATCTGCAGATGATTTTTCTGTGATACACTTTAATCGTCGTAATCTAGGGGGATGGACGAAGTGTGATAAGGCATCACTCGGTGCGCACGAGCTATCACACTCCAAGGGATATTTTCATATGGGCAATCGTGCATCCCCCAATTATTATTCTGTTCCATATCAAATTAACCATGCATTTGATCAAAAATCATATGATGATTATAATGGTGGGTGTTGCAAAGAATGAGTTACACAGAAAGTCTTAGAGAAAAACTAAGGGAATTTCTTAGATCCGGTCCAACTGGATTTACCATTGAGAAAAGAACAGGAATTCATCGTCAAATCATTGCAAGATTCTCTCAGGGAACTGTAGAGGGTATAAACTTTGAAAATGGCATGACATTAAGAAGATTTTTAAAGCAGTGGGAAAAGGAGTTTGGAAATGCCGAAAAAAGATATACCGGAAGGGTCAGTAAAGATCGAGTTTGATATTCAAGTTACTAAAGGTGGAAAACAAATAGAGCTTTTAATTAGATCAAAATATCCAATATCTTTTGATGAAATGCATGCGATAGTTGATGAGATCCAGGTGATGCAAATGCAGGATGATGATATTCAGTTAAATTAAAGTTTGAATTTTTGTTTAATTTGTATAGCATTGATCTGTGCAGAGTAACTCAACGGTTAGAGATTCTTCATTAGCGACATGGATGTTGTATGAGATGGTTGGTAGGTTCGAGTCCTCCCTCTGCACAATTAAAAGGAAACAAATATGCGATTAAAATCGAATATAATTATGAAAGGAAATGTTATGGCTAAGAAAAAAACAGCTAAGAAAAAGATCGTTGCTAAAAAAGCAGCAAAAAAAGCAACTAAAAAAATGTGCTAATATAAATCTTGAGCCGCCGATCTGATTGATTGGCGGCAAAGGAATTAAATATGAAATTAGGTCGCATGGCTGAGAGGCTAGCTAAACAAATGGACGATAAAAAGCCACGCAAGCCAGAAGTAATTGCAGATAACAGACAAGTAGTATCTCGCGCAGAAAATCCATCTGGTTATCACAATAGAAATCATATTGAAGATCGAATAGCGCAAGCGATAGACCACAAGGCAGAGCTTAAAAGACACGCACATTTGTTAGAAAAGCTTGCAAACACAAAAGATGTTAATGGATTTTTCCAAGATATATCTCCAGGCATTGCAGCAGAATTATTATTGCTTGCAACTGATCCAACATCGTCAGACAAAATTAAATTAGAAGCAATTCGTGATATTCTAGATCGCGCAGGACATGGAAAAGTAACTAAACATGCTGTAGCTAGATTTGATGCTTCTACATCTAAGGATGCAATCATTTCATCAATATTAGGTAACAAAAAAGACTTAGGTAGAGTCGGAATTGAGATCACAGATGACGAAGACAGTGAAGATCAAGCGGAGTGATCTAGAGAAACTGTCTCGTGATGAACTTATTGCCATTGCAAAAGAAGCCGATAAGATTAAAGAGGCTGCAAAGTTTAGAACTATTGAGAGTTATCAAGAAACAGCACACGAAAAGCAAATAGAGTTTAGTAAAGCAGCATCTAAGCACAGAATGAGATTTTTCCTTGGTGGTAATAGATCTGGTAAATCTACAGCAGGTTTTGTTGAGGATATTCTTCTCGCAACAGGAAGACATCCATACCTAAAGAAGTGGAAAATTCCATGTAAAGGCCTTGTAGTAGTGCAAGATTTTGAAACTCACTGTAAAAATATTTTAGAACCAAAATTTGATGAATGGACACCAAAGGGTGATCTATTAAAAGTTGATCGCAATCAAACCGGTGCTATTAAAAAGCTATTCTTTAAGTGCGGATCAGTAATTGATGTAGCTTCACACGATCAGGACATGAAAGTATTTGAAGGTACTGATTATGACTTTGTTCACTTCGACGAACCTCCACCAAGAAAGATTTTTGTAGCAGTTTGGCGTGGTCTTACTGATAGAGGTGGTCTTTTGTTCATGACAGCAACACCACTAATGTCACCATGGCTCTATCGAATTTACAAAAACTATCTCGCTGGAGATCCTCTAATTTGGTTTGAGATGGTCAAGACATTAGACAATGCAAAAAATATTGGAGAGGGAAATGCAGAGCTTGGAAAGAAGAGAATTCAAGAATTCGCGTCTCAATTAGATGATGATGAGAGAGCAGCTCGTCTTGATGGTGAGATGGCACAAATGCGAGGACTTGTTTTTAAGTCTTGGGATGCAAAACACCATCTTATTAAGCCATTCCCAATTCCTGCTAACTGGAAAATTTTTGAATCTATAGATCCGCATCCTCAAAAGCCATGGGCAGTATCTTGGACAGCAGAGTCTGATTCTGGTCAGAAGATTTTGATTAGATCTGAGTATATAGAGGGAGATATTGAGGATATTGCATCACAAATTATTTTTGGAAGATCACAACTTCGTATTAAAGGTTCAAACAATCCAAGAATTGTGCGCTGTCTCATAGATAACTACGCTTCTGTTCCATTATGGCAAAAATCAAACACAGATCCTACAGCAGAACGTCTCAGTGTTCGAGAAGAACTAGAAAACTACATAGGACCAAACGTTGGTGGACCACAAGTTGAAGTTGCTCCAAAGAATATTGCACAAAAAATTGATTTATTTAAAGGATGGCTAAAAATAAGAGACAACTTAGAAGGTGGTATGGAGAGTCATTTTTATGTATTTGATATTCCAGAAAATGCAGATTTTGTATCTGAAATAGAAGAATATGTTTGGGAAGAGTCAAAAGATCACAAATTAAAAGACAAACCAAAAAAATTAAACGATGATATTCTGGACACTGTCATGCAACTTGCTCTTACTATACCAAAAGATATGGTTGAACAGGACTTGACACCAGTAAAAATTATGAGGCACACTTCATGGACAGTAAGATGAAAGATTCAATTAGATTTAACACTCTTGATATTGGTAAAATTGATGCAGAAAAGCTTGGTAGTGATATTCGCTATGAGTGGACAAATGGCAATGACAATAGATCTGAATTTCTTCAAAAAAGAGAAGAATACACATCTAATTGGAGAGATTTAAACAAGCAACCAAATCAAGGCCCATGGGAAAATAGCTCTAATTTTAACATCCCAATCACTCTTTTTTACGGAAAAGCGATTCATGCTCGTATTTGGCAGATTTTCTCAGACCAAAATGCATTTTTTGGTGTTCAAGCTAAGAGAGAAGCGTTTGAAAATAAGGAACAGCCAATCCAGCAGTTCATGCAATTTGTTTTGAATGATTATTCAAACGGAAAACAAGGAACTCGTGACGTTTTTGACGAGTGGCTTTGGGATAACGTGTTTGATGGATCTGGATTTCTTAAAGTTTACTGGCAAAAAGATGAAGTTGAGTATCTTGAGGTAGTTCCTACTGTTGATGTTAAGGAAAAACTAATTTTTGATAAAGATAATCTCACCGGTCGTACTGAATTTGAGACAAAACAGTATGAAACTGAAGAGATTAAAACTGAAGTAATTGAAACACCTCACATTAAGCGTATTTTGCTAGAAGATTTCTTGATGCCTCCGGGTCAAAGTGATCCACAGACATCTGATTATGCTACACACAGAATTTTCATGACATCAAATGATCTCAAGGCTCGTGCTCGTGAAGGTAAGTTTGATAAAGATATTGTTTCTGAGTGTTTAGAACATAATCATAACTTTATTAATGGAGATCAATCTACACAGATAAAGCGTGACAAATTGTCACAAGAAGGAATTGATGATTTTGATGGTTACTATGAAAACTATCATGCAGTTCTAGAGAGATACGGAAAGATTCTTGTTAAGAAGAAAATTGAAGGAAATGAAGACGAAGATTTTGACGAGACAATGCAAGAAGCGGTTGTATGGGTACATCAGGCTACCGGTAAAGTTCTTGGTTGGACTTACCTCTATCGTATTTCTCCTTCTGGAATTCGTCCTATCTTCAAGTCTGATTTTATTAAGTTTCCTGATCGTAACGTTGGTGTTGGTGTTGCGGAAGTATTGTCACCAATCAACCAAGCGATAAATGCAACATACAATTTGAGGCAGGATAATGGGCAGTTGGCATCAACTCCATTTGGTTTTTATAAAGCAGCCGCTGGATTAAAGCCAGACCGGTACAGAATTGAACCAGGTGTAATGATCCCAACTGATAACCCACAAACTGATGTTAAAATGGTTCAAATGCCATTCTTAAATGGTTTTGGTTATCAAGAAGAGGAAAGATTAATTGGATACGCCGAGCGAACTCTATCAATTAGCGACCTTCAGATTAAAGGTTCTTCAGAAAAAGTTGGATTATTTAGAACTGCTTCTGGAGCGTCAGCGGTCCAAGCAGAAAGCGGAATTCAGCTTGAAATCCACTTTGATCGAATCGCAAGAACGATGTCTAAAATGCTTCAATGTTTATTTAGGCTCTGCAGAGAGCGAATGCCATCAGATCTTTATTTTAGAATCACTGGTGAAGACGGTAATCCGATCTTTGGAAAAGTAAATCGTGAGGATCTGAAGGGTGAATATGATTTCGACATTAATATCGATGTTTTATCACAGGGAAAGATCGCTCAGCAGCAATCTGCTACACTCCTTCTTCAGACACTTCTTAATCCTGCTTTTATGCAAACCGGCGTTGTCACTCCTGATAACCTATATAATATGGCTAAGAACTACTTGATTAAAAATCGTGTTACACGTCCTGATCAATATGTTTCTCAGCCACCACAATACCAAGGTGAAATTCTTACTCCTCGTGAGCAGATTTTCAGAATTGTTGTTGGTCAATTTCAAGATCCACCGATTGCAAGCACTGTTAGATTATCTGATAATCATGAAAAAGCGTTGGCTGCTTATGAAGCTTTTAGAAATTCAGATCACTTTGGATTACTTGCAACACAAGATCAGCTCAATGCTTTCCAAAGTTTGATTGATGCAAATACGCAAATGATGATGGCAGCACAAGCTGGTGGTAATCCAAACATGGCTGGAGTGCAAACACCTCGTGATGGAATGCAACCTATGGAGGCTATGCAAGGTGGTGGTCAAGGAGTTAGCCAGGGAACTTTAGGAGCACCAATGGGTGAAACTCCGGGACCGATTCAATAGATAGGAGAATGAATGAACTTTTTTAAAAGAAAAAATAAATCAACAGAGATTATTGAACTTAATCAGGAAAAGTTAAGTAACCAAATGAGAGAGATTGGTGATCGATTGAGTGAATACAAAGATGATCCTGCTCTTAAGGATATTCTTAATTTGATTAAAGTTGGTAAGGATTTAGCAATTCTAAGTTGTGCTTCAGCAAAAGATGATAAAGATCGTGTTTTTTCGCAGAGCAAAGTAGAATCTTATAATGATATTCAGCACTTCATAGAAGTTTCTATCAATCGCAAGGTGGTAGAACGCCGAGAAGGAAAGAAACCAGTTTCAGGAACATTTAATGCATTCAGACGTGCATCAAACCAGGCAAATTCTGCCGTATAAAGAAAGGAGCTAAAAATGGCTAAATCAGCAGCACTTCGCGAGAAGCAAGGAATGATGAAAAAAGGATCTAAAAAAGAAGATTCTTCTTATAAGAAGACAAAAAAACAACCAAAGAAGAAAAAATAACAAATTTGACGTTTTAAAAACGAAAGGGGTATCATGAATACAGATACTACAGTTGATGGTTCTGAACAAAACCAAAGCGACAGTGCCGAAAGCACGGTTGATTATAAAGCAGAATTAGCGGCTCTAAAAGAGCAAAACGCTGAACTTCTGAATGGATTAAGATCGCTTCAAGCGGCTCAGACGAAGCCAGTAGAAGAAAAACAAATGTCAAAAGAGGACTTCGCAAAGCTCCTCACAGACGATCCTCGAACAGCATTTAGTCATGCATTTAAGGGTGAAGTTGCCCAAGTTGAGAAAAATCTCACACAAAAGCAACAAGCAACTTATTATGATGAAAAAGCTGAAAGGGATTTCCCACTGATAACAAAAGATACTAAGTTTCAACAGTTAGTAAAGTCTGAAACTCAGAGACTAATATCAGCAGGAACTCCGAAAGATTCTCCAATGCTTGTCTATATTGCTGCAGAAAATGCAGCACTTAAATACAAAGGAAGTCAAGAAACTACAGCTAGAGAAAGTAAAACATCTTCTGGCGAAGCTCCTTCAAAAGTAATTCCTAAGTCTGGTGATAAATCACTACCTAAGAATTTCGATAAGATGGCAGCAATGTTTAACTTGAGTGATAAAGCAAAAGAGAAGGCTAAAGAGAACTTTGCATATCGTGCAGAACTCGAAGCAAGAAAGAACAGAGGATAGTATGAATATTGACTTTAAAAATTTTAAGAAACATCGTCCAACAGATCCAAGTGATCCAGGCTTTACTATTCCAGGTGCAAAGTTGCGCTGGATTTCTGGTAGAGTACGCGAGAGAAGCGATTCTAGTGGTTTATGGATTCCTCTTCGTAAGGAGAAGATGCCAAAAGAACTAGTTGAACACATTGAAAACTGTTATCCAGGTGCTTTTTCAGCTGGTGATACAGTAAGGCGCGGAAGTGGAGAGCTTATTTTAGCTTATGCATCTGTAGAACAGGTTAAGAATCAACGTAAATATATTGATACTGCTACTAGAGATCAGATGAGTAGAGCTAGAATTATGCCAAACATGACAGATGTTGGTAATAAAAAAGATTTTGCTAAGATCGAAGAATATGAGGAGTCGGCCAGTTCTATTCCGAGTCAATTCCTCAAGCTAACACCATCGGAATAGATAACTATTCTTCCAAGGAGGGAGTAATAAATGGCTAATCCAAACGTACCATTTGGTTTTGAACCAATCAAAACTGATGGGAAAGAAAACAAAGTTGGTTATTACGAGAAAGAAGCATCTGCTATCTATCGTGGTGACGCTCTTCATATGACTGCAAACGGTAAAGTCCAAGTGGCTGCTGCCGGTGAGGTTATTTGTGGAGTTGCTGCTGAATCAAAGTCTGCATCTGATACATCTGCAATTGCAGTTTATGATGATGCTGATCAAGAGTTCATGGTTCAATCAAGCGGAGTATTTGCTCAGACTAACGTTGGTAACAACGCTGACATCGTAGCAAATGCTGCTGATACAACCTTGTCTCATTCAAAGCATTCAATCGATATTTCTACCAGTGCAGTAACTGCAACTCTTCAGTTCAAAATGTTGGGCTTGAAGTCTCGCGGTGAAAATGCAATGGGTAACTATGCAATTATCGTTGTAAAACCAAACAATCACATTAAATCTGCTGGAGTAGCAGGAATCTAAGAAAGGAAATGACAAATGTTAAAACGTAGTAATTTACCGGATCTATATTTGGCAGATGCACTTCCATTTTTGGAAGCTGTGATCGAAGAAAAGTATGAGGAATATCCCTCTGTAGCAGAAATGCTATTTAACGTTCGCGACATGAAGAATGGTATCGCTCAACACTCCCAAGTGTCATCTTTGATGGCAGCTGGTCAAGTTGGTGAAGGCGAAGAAGTTCCTCAAGACAAGATCGTTCAAGGCTACAGCAAGACATATCTTGCTCGTAAGTTTGGGATTATGCTTTCTACTTCTCAAGAAGCAATTGATGATGAACGTTTTGATAGCATCTCTAAAAATGCTGGAAAACTTGGTCGCGCTGTACGTTCTGCAGAGGAAATCGATGCAGCAAGTATTTTGAACACAGCATTCTCTACCGTTGGTAACGATGGTAAAGTATTGTGTGCAACTGACCATCCATTACTTGCTCCAGGTGCTGGAACTAGCTCAAACACATTGGCTGCTGCTTCAGATCTTTCAATCACTTCATTGAAAGACTTGATCACAGTATTTAAGAAACAACTTGATACAGCTGGTAACAAGTTGATGATTAAGCCTAAGAAACTAGTAGTTCCAAGTGAACTTGAGTATCTTGCTTATGAGCTTCTTAAATCTTCTTATCTTCCAGAAGGATCGTTTAACAACGTGAACTCTGTTGGTAACGGTGGTTTGTATTCAATTGAACCTCAGTGTTGGGAATATCTAACAGACAGTGATGCTTTCTTCTTGATGGCTGACAAGTCTGATCATGAGATTTACCAATTCTTCTCTAAGCGTCCAGAAATCAAGCAATCTATGGATTTCAAAACAGACGTTGCTTTGACTCGCATCATCGCACGTTGGGATGTTGGTTACAGTGACTGGCGCGGTATCTGCGGATCTCCAGGAGCCTGATTAATAATTAATTTGTGGGAGGAGCATTGCTTCTCCCACATTTTTTGTTACCATTAAACACAAGAGGTAATTAGATGCGAGCAATCCTATCAATATTGTTATTGGCTGCAATGCTTGCATCTCATGCAGTAGCAGCAACAACATACACAACAAATTATAATCTAGCAAAACCATCAGATGGATCTACAACTTGGGGTGCAAGTATCCGTGATGATTTAGATACTATTGATGCACAGATGTTCATTAACTCAAATAGTATCTCATCACATATTACAGACACTACAGATGCACATGATGCTAGTGCAATATCTTCAACAGCAGGACCACTTGTTTGTACTTCTTCGCTAGATGTTCAAAGCTATTTAAACTGTCTTGATAATGAGCTTGGAGTTTTAACCGGTGGTCAAGTTGTAACATTAAATACAACACAAACAATTACTGGTGCAAAAACATTTACTTCATTGATTCAAGTAAATAACGGAATTACAGTAACAGGAACTACGACATTATCTAGTCTTTCAGATGGAGTTATGCATACTGTTGGTGGAATTGTTTCATCTTCTCCAATTGTTGATGCAGATTTACTATTATCAGCACCAGACTTAGGAACTCCATCTGCACTAGTTGGAACAAATATTACAGGTACAGCTTCAGCACTAAACATTGGCGGTAATGCTGCTACAGCGACTACAGCATCAAATGTTACAACTAATGCAAATTTAACTGGAGAGGTTGTTTCTGTTGGAAATGCAACAACACTAGGATCATTTGCATCTTTAAGCTTAAGCTCTGCTCTTACAGATGAGACTGGATCTGGATCTGCAGTATTTTCTACATCTCCAACTTTAGTAACTCCAAATCTTGGAACACCAACAACATTGGTTGGTACAAATATTACAGGAACAGCCGCTTCTCTTAGCATTGGTGGAACATCCGATAACGTTACCGGTATAGTTGCAGTTGCAAATGGAGGAACTGGATTAGCTATATTAACATCAAACAATGTTATTTTAGGAAATGGAACATCTTCTCCAACATTTATTGCACCAGGAACAATGGGTAATGTTCTTACTTCAAATGGTACTACATGGATTAGTTCTCCATCTGCTGGTGGTGGCGGTGGATCTTTACAGTGGATTGAGTCAGCAAATGCACCAATATCGTCAACAGACTCTGCAAATAACAGAGTGTTTTTATTTGAATCATCACTTGGTCAGAGTCTTTATGCATCTATAAAGGTTCCACAGACATATGTTTCTGGAAGCCAGATTAAAATGTATCTTCAGTTCTATAGTGCTGATTCAAGCGGAACTGCTTTGATGCAATCTATATCTACATTAATTAGAACAGGTACAGATACATTTTCAAACACAACGAATCAAAGAACTTCTACAAATGCAGCAGTTACACTTAGTGGTGGTACTGTAGATATTCCACAGCAAGTTATTCTTGATTTAACATCAGCAACAGGACAAATTAATGGTGTATCTGTTTCTGCAGGAAATTATATTAACGTTAATTTAACAAGAGGTACGGATACTGCAACAAGTGACATTAGTTCACTAGTTTATAATGCAGAAGTTACATTCCAGTAGGAGATATTATGAAGAATATTTTAAATACGATTTTAATCATTAGTCAGTTATGTATGTTTAATTCTGCAAATGCAGCATTAAATGAAACTGACAGAGCAATTGTTGATAAAACAAGAAACATACTATTAAACCCTGGATTTGAAAACGGTAGAGCAAGTTGGACTGCTTCCGGCGGAGCTACCACAGCAGCCAACTCCACAGCTAAAGGAACAGGTGCATTAGGGTATGATTGGGATAGTAACTCTGCATCTCAAACACTTCAATCTACTTCTGTAACAATCCCTAATGGACTACAATCTAAAAATGGTATGGCTTCATGCCAGATTAAGACTGTATCGGGTACAGCTACTCATACTATGATAGTGAATGATGGGACTACAGACATTGGTACTCCATTAACAATTAATTCAAATACAGCAGCATTCCAAGAAACTAAGATTAACTTCGTATTTCCTGCGAGTGGAACGATTCGATTAAAACTAGCTTCCGTAAATGCAAACGAACCAGAAATTTACATTGATGATTGTAAGATCAGTTTAGCCGATAACATTTATGATGCTCCATTGGTTACTGCGTGGACTTCTTACACTCCTACGTTTACAGGTCTTGGCACAGTTACAGCTATTACTACTAAATATAGACGCGTTGGTGATTCGTTAAATATTATTGGTAATTTTACTATAGGTACTGTAGCTGGTTCTTTAGCTTCTTTGTCGCTACCGAGCGGATTAACAATTGATACCACTAAACTATCTGGTGCATCGACAAATCAATATATAGGTTTTGGGATTACAGACTTAGCTACTGTAAACTCTACTAAAGATTTAGTTTTATTAGCATCTCCTTCAAATTCTTCTACCCTTGTTTACATGGGGCTTCCAGATTATTCTGCTACAGGATCAGCATTATCTCCTAAAAATGGTAATGCGTTATTTGCTAGTTCTTCTGTTATCTCTGTAGATATTACCGTTCCCATCCTCGGATGGTCAGCCGTTAGCGCAGTAAGCGCGGATCAGACGGATTACGGCGATACTTCGTATACACCTACATTTACAGGTTTTGGTACTGTTAGTTCAATCGAGTGCAAGCACTCAAGAGTATCTAGTAATTTAAACATTATATGCAAATTTACATCGGGTGTATCAACAGCTACAGAAGCTAGAGTTTCATTACCAAACTCTTTAACTACAGCAGATACTACAAGAATTCCAAGTATACAAATATGTGGGGACTCAAGAAAGTCTGGTGTTACAACAACTGACTTCGGTATTAGATCTCCACTATGCACAGCTTCATTAACTTATTTAACCTTTGGTAAATCTACAAGTACTACTGCTCCGTTTGCATCTGGAAATGGTAGTGATCTAGTTTCTAATGGTGAGGTGTTTCAATTTAATGCAACCATCCCCATCCAAGGCTGGTCATCTAATCAACGTGCTCCTACATTAGTGGGGAGTGTGACGAGTAATGCTACAAGCGCATTAAAACAAACTTCAATCAGGCATACAACTTCTTGCACAACCGGAACCTGTGCTAGTGCTGCTGCTGATGGAATAACGTCATGTGCTTTTAGTTCAACTGGAGTTTACAACTGCACAGTTACGACAGCATACTCATCTACACCTGATTGCTTATTTACAACAGTAAATGAAGCTGGAAACGTGTCGTTATGTAGACAAGACTACACAAATTCTACATCAAGTAATATTAGGGTTAATTGCTTCACAACAGGAAGCACAACCGCTGTAAATACAGCTTGGTATATGCAATGTCAGGGGCCACGATAGATGAAAAAACTAATATCCATTACTGAGCATACGAAGATAGAGTTGGGTTTAATCATAACTCTACTTTCTGTTTCAGCAGGGGGTTTAGTTTTTATTATAAGTGCGTTTGGAAAAATAGAGTCTCATGATGTAGAATTAAAGAGCATCAAAACAGAAGTCAGTGAATTTAGGTCAGTGGCAGAAGATGTAAGTTATTTAAGGGGGAGATTTGATGAGAAATTTCCGCCGAATATTAAAAGTGGTAATAGGTAGTAAAAAAGGAGAATAAAATGGAACAAGTTAATATTATGATGATTCTAGCTGTACTATTCGGAATTTCCGAATCATTGAGTATGATCCCACAGATCAAGGCTAATGGTGTATTTCAGCTTATCTTCAACGTTCTTAAAAGCTTTAAGAAGCAATAATGACAGGAGCAGAGGTATTAGCTGTCATCACTGGATTTTTTAAATTCTTTCCAGAGGTTAGAAAGCTAATACTTATGCTTCAAAAGACACCAGAAGAGAAACGACAAGCTCGTCTTGAGATGGTGAATGTCATATTTGATGAGGTAATAAATGAAAATCGTCCAAAATGGTAAATCATTTGCAGTTGGATTTTTGTTTGCAATCACATTAATTGGATGTGCTGGAGTTACGTTTCCATACAAATGGTTTTATCCAGATCTTAAGTCATATGAAGGTATACTTATTGGTGATCGTCCATCAAATGATCTAGATGCTTCAGAGTGCATAAAGGGATCTTCTGGTGAACATGGGTGTGTAGTTATGCTAAAGCCTGAATTTAAGGCCATGTATAATGAATACCTTGATATGAAGCAAAAGATAATCACTCTTGAAAGGAACTGCCAGCAATGAATTTAACCCTTACAAGAAAAACTTTCATAGAGAACGGTGTAATTGGTGAGTTAAATAGTGATGATGGTTTTATTTCTGTATGCCTTGAGAGAACATATCTTAAGAGTAAAAAGAGTAGACCAAAGGTTCCTGCTGGTACATACAAGTGCGTAAGAGGAATACATAGACTTCATGATAATGTTGATTTTGAGACATTTGAGGTTATGGGAGTTCCTGGGTGTACTGGTATATTAATCCATGTTGGTAATTATTCAGAAGACAGTGATGGCTGTATTTTGATTGGATCTGCAGTTGGAAATAGATCAAATGGATCAAAGATGATAACTAGTAGTAAGCAAAAGTTTGCAGAGTTTATGGAAAGACAAAAAAGCGTGGATGAATTCACGTTAATAGTGGAGGCATTGTAATGAGTGGACCATTTGGAAGTTCAAGTTTTGGTTCGGGACCATTTTCTGGTTCTCCATTTTATAACACTAAGACATTGATTGATGCTGTACTTCAGAACACTGGTCACTCAAAACCAGCTACAGAGGTTGCAAAGAGAGCTGCTGTACTTAACTTTTTAAACAATAGATATTCAATTATATCCACAACTCAGCATTGGGATTGGCTGTATCAAGAAGTTGACACTCTTTTTAAAGAGCCTTACCAAGTTGGAACATTAAACTTAACAAAGGGTCAGCAAGCTATTACCGGTAACGGTACATCTTGGAGTGCTAATTTAATTCCATACAACTTCATTGTTATTCCATCTCGTAATGAAACGTACATGATTCAAACTATTGAATCTAATGTTGCACTTACAATGGAAGGTCAGTATGCAGGTGAAACAGATACTGAAATTGGATACATTGCAATCAAACCTGTTTATAGAATGCCTGATGATTTAGAAAGCATTCAAAGTATTCAGGTAGATAACGTTGGTGAATTAGTGCCAATGGGTCGTCAAGAATTTGCTAGAGTTAAGCAGTCAATGCCAGGACAGACCGGTATGCCTAGATGCTTTACTGAACTTTATCGTCGTGCAGAGGATAACGTTAGATACATTGAGATTTATCCTGCTCCAGATAAGAACTATACAGCTAGACTTCATTACGGTGTTAATATTTTAAAGCTCGATGATAACGAGGACAGTATTCCACTAGTTCCAGATCGTCACAGAGCAATTCTTTATTATGGTGCTCTAGCAGATATGTATGCTTACATGAGAGATGTTAATTTGACTGTTACAGCTGAGGCTAACTTCAATGCAGCATTACTCAATATGAGAAATGATACTAAGATTACTGACTCTAGAATACAATTTACTCAAAAGAGAAATTACAGAAACAGAAGCAATAGACGCAAATCTGTAAGAGTTAGCTATAGTCCTAGCGACTTTGCGAGAGAAGAAGACTAATGCCATCAGCACCATTAACAGTTAAATTCCCATATATTGGAATGAACGGTTTCAATGGTGGTTTATCGTCTGAAAATCCAATAATTGTTGAGCAAGGAAAACTTGTAATTGCTAACAATGTTCTTATTGGAACAATTCCAACTAAGCGTAAGCGAGGTGGCCAGGAAGCGTATAATACTGTAGCACTAGGATTATCTACATCTCCAATTAGAGGAATAGTTGAATACTGGAGAACAGCATTTGTTTCAGGATCACCTGTTAGCGATATATTTCTTCATCAAGGTGATAAGGTTTGGTCTATAGATGATAGGAATGCAGTAGCTGTAGATAGAACTGGATCTCTTACTCTAAGTGCTAATGCAATACCAAGTTACCAGCCTTTTCAGCAGACTCTTTATTTTTGTTCTACAGTAACTGCAGACGGTTACAATAAGTGGGATGGTGTTTCTGCAACAGCAGTAGCTGCAACTCCTCCTCCAGATGGAGTTGGCAAATATCTATGCTCTCATCTTGGAAGAATGATCATGGCAGGACAAGATGATTACCCTTTTAGACTGTATTTCTCTAGTTCTCTTGATGCAGAAGATTGGTCATCTATATCACCATCAAATGCAACTTCTCTTGATCTTGATGACAACGGAGATCCAGAAGGTATTACTGGTATTGTAAGTTTTCAGAATAGACTTTATGCTTTCACAAGAAGATCAATCTATGAAATTACAGGAACAACTCCAGATACATTTATAGTTCAAAGAATATCAAACGGTATTGGGTGCGTTTCACATGCATCTATTGTTTCAATCCCAAACGATGTTATTTTCGCGTCAGATCGCGGAGTTCATAGCTTAAAGCAGTTAGATGCAGGTAGACAGACAGAGACAAAGTTTGTATCTAGAGATATTCAAAGACTATGGACAGAACTTATTAATTATACAAGATTCAAGCAATGCCAAGCTGCATACGATGAAAACATAAACTCATATATCATTACAGTTGTAAGCGGATCTGACATTGTTAATAGAGATATTCTTGTTTACAATATAGAATTTGGAACATGGACTCAGTGGACAAATATAAATGCAAGATCAATATCAACAGTATTAATTGGGAATAAAAGAAAAATATTAATAGGATCAGAATCTGGAGGAGTTTCTTTACTTGGTGTTGAGACAAGACAAGACTTTGGCGCAGATTATTCAGCAGAATTTAAAACTGGAACATTATATCCTGGCGGAGATGTAACACTTCAGAGGCGCATATTGTCAATGACTGTTCTTGCATCTTCTAATTCAGCATCAACAATAGATGTTTCTTGGAATATAGATGGTATCAGAGGTGGAACCACAACAATAGCACTTACTGCAGGTGAAGATTTACTTGGAACAACGTTTGTTTTGGGACAATCTATCCTTGGAATTGGTCAATATTTGCCGTACACTTTCACTATTGATGAAGTTGGATATGGTATCCAGTTAGATTTTTTAATTCGCGGATCTGGAGATGTTGAAATCTACGGTTTCGTTTTGGAGGTTGATAATGCGAACGCTATTTTTACTGCTGGGGCTTCTTAGTTCTTTAAAATCTTACGGTGCAGTTTGTTCTAGGACTCTAACATTTGCAGATGGTTCAATATTAACTGCATCTCAGTTAAATAGTGAGTTTAATGCTATTACTAACTGTGCAAATGCTCTTGATAACTCAAACATAACAGATGCTGCAAATGTAAATCCAAAGAAAATTGATGCTGCTATTGCTGGAGATGGTATTGCAAGAAATGGATCAACTGGTGTACTTAGTGTAAACACTGATGATACAACAATAGAAAAAAATTCAGACACTCTTAGAGTTAAGGACTCAGGAATAACTCCTGCAAAAATTGCTGCAAACGCAGTTACAACATCTAAAATTCTAGATCAAAACGTAACAACAGCTAAGATAGAAGATGGAGCAATAACTAATGCAAAACTAAATGCATCAATTGTACTAGTTCCAGTTGGAACAATACTTCCTTTTGCTGGACCACTTGCTCCATCTGGATTCTTACTGTGTAATGGAACAAGTTATTTAAGGACTGATTATGCTGCGCTATTTGCAGTAATAAGTACATATTACGGATCAAGCAGTGGAACAACATTTAATGTTCCAGACTTTAGAGGAAGATTTCTTCGTGGAGCAGACAGTGGAACAGGCAGAGATCCAGACGCATCTTCTAGAACTGCTATGAATCCAGGTGGATCAATAGGTGATAGTTTGGGGTCTATTCAGTCTGATAGTTTTAGATCACACACTCACTCAGCATTTACACTAAATATAACAAACACAGGAAATGTATCTGATACATCATCAAGATATACGCAGGGTAGTGCTACAACAAGTGCATCTGGTGGTAGCGAAACCAGACCAATCAATGCAAACGTTAACTACATAATTAAATACTAATGAAATTCAATATCCTAGAAATATCAGACAACCATATACCAGAAATCATCAGATGGTTTGATGACCGTAAGTGGCCTTTGCCTGGTGTACCTGCAATTGGACCAAAGATTGGTGCAGTAGCTGAGAACAATGGGGTAATTTACGCATGTGTTTACTCATATATTACTGGAACATCTGTTGCATTTTTAGAGTGGACAGCCACAAATCCAGATGTTCCACAAGATGATGCAATGAAGGCTTTTGATGATCTTCTATTTCACTTCAAAAAGATGTGTGAATTATCAAATCCAAAGGTAAGAGTTCTATGCTTGGTAACGCAAAGCGCAGCATTTGCATCAAGACTTAAAAAACATGGTTTTAAGATTCAAGAGGAATGTTATAAAGCTGTATGGACGTTAAAAGAATAGTAAAGGGTGATCCCGAATATGACTTTTGCTATGCAAAAGCTACTGTTTGGTGGGACTTTTGGAAGTTCCCACCTCCTCCTATCGATTTTTTGCCAAACAATATGATCTGCGCTTACAATAAAGGTGTGCCAGTATGTGTAGGATTTCTTTATCATACCGATAGCAAGATTTCTTGGCTTGAATTTATTGTCGCTGATAATAAAGCAAGTAAAGTTGATAGAGCTAAAGGTATAGAAGATGTTCTTTCTGCTGCAAAAATATTAGCAAATTTGATGGGATTTGGATCTGTGTTCACAACATCTAAAAACCAAAGTTTGAATCATAAGCTTGAAAAACAATACATAAAAACAGACATGGGTGTAACCCACTTTGTAGGGAGAGTTTAAAATGCCAGCATTAACTTCAATAGCATTAGGAGCAGCAGGAGCGATTGGTGGAGCAATTGCTGGTGGTGAAGATGAAACAACTACAACAAAGAAATATATTCCACCTGCATCTCAACAAGAGTTAGACCTTCAAAAGAAAAGCATGGAGTCTTATCTTCAGCAATTAAATCTTGCTCAACAAGGTGAGGCAGGAATTGCAGGAGGACAAGGAGTTCAGGATGCATCTCGTAATTCATTAGAAAGTATTCTCGGTGGTCAGGCATTTAATATTAGTCCAGAACAACAAGCACAAGTTCAAGCAATTAGAGATGCTGCTGTTCAATCTGGAACTGGTGATATTCAGAACTTTGTAAATCAGAACTTATCAAACATCAGTAACTCTGCAGGTGTTCGTGGACTTCGTGGTCAAGCATTATCAGAACTTCAAGGAAGATCAATTGGTGAGGGTGCTCGTGCAATTGGAAATCTTTCTTCACAAGCAAATCTAACAGCTGCTCAACAGTCTTTGGATGTTCCATATAGACAAGCATCACTTCAGGGTGGAATAGCAAACCAAAATGCTAACTTTATGGAAAGACTTAGACAACAAGCAATTGAGAATCGTCAACAGCTTCAAAATCCAGTGTTAATGCAATCAATGCAAAATGAAAGACTTGGACAGGCTACACAAACAAGCACAACTCCAGGTAGTGTTGGTAAAGCAATTGGTGGAGCACTTGGTGGTTTAGGATCTGGATTTTCAACTGGTGCTGGAATTTCAAAAGGACTTAGTGATCTTGGTGGTAGTGATTACAACAGCTCTGGTGGTGGAGTTAAATACGCAATGGCGCATGGTGGTCGCGTTCCAGATCAAGATCGTAAATGGACTCCACAGGAAGTTGAGCAATTCAAGAAAGGTTACAATGCACCAAGTGGAGGTGCTGTGACTAGTGCATTGAGAGATCTGTTCACTTTTAATGATGATAAAGAAAAAGAAGATAACTATGCTCGTGGTGGTAAGGTTGAAGGAACAGCACATTTTCGCGGAGACACAGAAGCAAACGATACAGTTCATGCAAAACTATCTCCAGGTGAAATTGTAATTCCAAGATCATTCGCACATGATCCAGACTTATCAAAAGCATTTATTAACTACCTTCATAAGAAAGAAAAAGAATCTAAGAAGGAGCAATCATAATGGGACTTCGTGAATTTTTAATGGGTGCTCAACAAGGATCTGAAGGTGCTACTCAGTTTGCAAAGACTGCGCAGGAGATGAGACAACAGGCAGCGAGTAAAGATCTTGCTGCTCAGTTACCGGGCCTATCAGAAAAATTTCGTATGGCATCACCTGAAGAACAGGGTCGCATATCTGGAGAGATTGGTGGTCAGGATATTTTGGCTGGTGGAACTAAAAATCCGATGATTGAGCAGATTGCTAAACTTGGTTTTGGATCAACTACATCAGATGTTCTAACACCAGATCAACTTGTATCTACTTATGGACTATCCCCTGAAAAAGCACAAGCAATTGGGTCACTTAAAACTCAAAAAGCACAACAAGCAGCACTTGGATATGGGCAAAAGGAAACTTTAGCAAAAACTAAAGAGGCAGGAGTTCAAGGAAGATTTGAAGAATCTTTAGGTGAGAGAAAAACAACTCGTGGGATTAAAAACTACGCTGATTTCAATAAAGACCTAGAGGGTGCTGAGGTTAAATTTGAAGATGCATCAAAAGGACTTGCATCTTCTCTTGCTCAGTTTAAGAAAAATCCAAACAAAGGTTCATTGCAGCAATTGGCAGTATCTATGGCAAGAGCCGGTGGAGATACTGGAGTTTTGTCAAATATGGATATGGCCGCTTATAAACTAAGCACAATGCCACAAGAGATTAAACAAATGATTTCATGGGCATATGATCTTCCAGAAGATGCAATAACTCCAAGTGTTCAAAAAGCTTTAACTAATATGGCAGAATTTGGTTTATCACAGTCAGAAAAGAGAAAAGAAGATAGACTTAAAAATCTTTTTAAGAACAACGTTTCTATTTATGGAAAAGAATTTCTTAAGGGTGAAAAGCCTGACGTTCTTAAGAATTGGGAAAAGAGACTTGGAATGGAAGCCTCTATTGATAAGAGTGGTGTTTCCGTTGGTCATAAAGCTAGAACGTTTACCGGTAAAGCAAATGATGTTATGTCTGCTGCTATTGCAACTAAGAACAAAAAAGTTATTGATGCTGTATCATCTAAGTTAAACCAATTGCCGGAAGGTAAAGATATTGGCGATAAGGCTGAATCAGCATTAATGGATTACATTAAAAAGGGTGCTCAATAATGCCTAGTGAATTAGACAATATTAATCTAACAGATGAGCCAACAAAACCGGTTGATTCTTCTACAAAAGACTTTGGTATGAAGGAAAGATTAATTGCTACTTTATTATTTGATACTCAACCAAAACGCAGGGCTGCTTTTGTTGAAAGATTTGGATATGAGTTAAATCCAAAAGACGACAATTTAATTAAGCCAATTGGTGCAGATGATGAACAATACTTTCCAATAGATCCAGGTGGAATATTTGATTTCAAGAAGTATGGCAAAACAGGAAAAATGCCAAGCACATTTGGGCAGGGTATGCTTGAGAGTGTTATTGATATTTTAGAAGGTGCTTCTGATGTTGCGCAAGGAACTGCAATTGAAGCAGGTGGAGATGTCAGTGCTGTCGGTGGACCGGTGGCTCTTGCTGCTGGTCGTGGAGCAGGAAGAATGGCAACATTTAATGCTATAGAAAGTGCAAAGGATGCGATTGGTAATATATTTTTAGATAAAGAAATACCAGTTGATTACGGCATTAGAGCGACTCAATCCGCAATTCAAGCAGTTGGACCAGAAGCACTAAGTGGTGCTGTTTCAAAAGGTAAAGATATTTTAAGCGGAACTGCAAAGCTAGTATCAAAAGGCGTTAGAAATCTTTTAAATATTGGTGACGGTACAATTGGAAATCAGGCATGGAATGCAATCATTAAAAATCCAGAAATAGTTGCAGATGAAAACAAGCTAGTGAAAGCAGGATCAGGACTTGATTCCTCTGTTGAGCAATTGATAGGTGGTCACAATAAATCTACTGCTGACTTTTCAAATACTGCATACCAAAGAAAGATGAACGAGCTTGAACCACTAAGAAAGTTAGAAGCAGAAAAGCTTTCAATGGATAGAAACTTAGATGCTCCAATAGATAAAATTATAAATCTTTTTGAATCAGCTAAACTTGATTTAGCTAGACCAGATATTAAATCACAATCAAGAAAAGATGGTATTGCATATCTTCAGAACCACATTGATTCATTGAAATCTGCAAGAGAATCTATGTCTGGAAATCTTCCTGGACCAGAAGCTGGAAGATATAACTTTGGGCAAGTTGATGAGATGGTTAAAGAGCTTCAAAAAGATTTATACAGCAAGAAAACTCTTAACGTTGATTGGAGAGATGCCATAAAGAAGGTTGTAGATGGAGATGGTGGATTAAACACGCTACTCAAGAATGCTGCAACAAATGCTGGATCACCATATGCTAGTATTAAACAGCAAGAATCAAAACTATTCAGTGCGTTTGAAGATAATGTCCAGAATATTGACGCTGCAAAAGTTAGAAGATTTACAATGGGTGATGATCTAATGTCACCAAAAGGAACAAGCACAGATACCACTGCTAGATTATTTAGAGAATCTGTAGCTAAGACTGACGATGCACTTGGGACTGATTTCTACAATCAATTTAGAACAGGTCAGATCCAAAATAAATATTGGGAGCAACTCAATAAGCAAGGTCCAAGAGGATCTGGTGGATCATTAATTCCTGCACTAGCAGCAGGTTCCACTGTCGGTGGTGCTGTTGCAAGCAAAACAGGATCTCCTGGACTTGGATTTGTAGCAGGTGGATTGGCTGCAGCTCCAGTGTATGCACTAACTCAACCAAGGTTCGGAACAAAAACTGCTGTTGGTGCTGCTAAACTAGGAAATGCAATAGAAGGAATTGGTGTACCAGAAGCTTTACAACCATCTGCAGACATGGCAAAAATGTTAGCAACTCGTGGTATTGCTCAAGGAGTTGAAGGTGAAGATAGGTCTAAGCCACAGGAATTAAGCATTAATGATATAAATCTTAATGATGAATTAAGTAATATAGATTTGAACCAATAATATGATCGACATAACAGTATCATTCAACGAAGACGTTGATCCATCATCACTAGAACAAATGAACAAACTACCAAAGAAGATATTTGAGTGGGTTTGCTACACAATGAATCAAGGTGGATATGTTCCACATATTTATGAAATAGACAGTAAATCTTTGCGCTTTGTGATTAGAACTGTTGCTGGTACAAAGACAAAACTTAGTTTCCAAAACCAGATTAAGATTGCATCAGTTGCAAATCATCTATTCAAAGTTAAACAGCGAGTTTGGCCCATTGCCATAATGAGAGATCTTTGCGGAAATCAGTTCCTAGACTTCTGGAAGATCACAGTTACAGGAGAACCAAGAGGAGTTGAAGATCACATTGACAGAGAAGATGATGATCTGTTTGAAGAAGATGATGATTCTACCACATCGTATCTTCCTGAATCAGATCTCCTTCAACTTCCCCAAGAATGCTCTCCTCGTGAACTACACATGTCTTAACTTTTCCGTCCACCTCGTCAGAAAATTTATGTAAAAAAGCATAATCTGGATCGTCTTTGTATTTATCCCACAGATCCAAATCTACCGGCTCTAGCTCAAATCCATCACTTATCAAAAGATGCTGTCCTTTTTTCCATTCCATCCTGCAGTCTGATGCACTGCTTAATACCCATACGTCCTCAGCTCTAGTTAGCATCCCACGGCTACTATCTGGCACATACAGTCCAGATTTTGTTCTAAGTCTTGATCTTTCTCGTACTGCGAAAACAAACATTCGTCTTTTAAGTGGTTTTTCCATATTCTGTTTTTATAGAATATCTATTTGATTGCCAATAAAATTTTGATTTATTAGTCTTTTTGTTAGCATAATAATGATAGAGGAAACACTAAATGAACGAAAAACTATCTACTCCATTAGATTTATCAGCTTCGACTGAATCTCAGGTTTTTGACATTACAAAATGTAGTGGTTTTGCAGTTCAGTTGGTTTGGACTGGATCTCCTACTGGTACAGCTAAGATTCAAGGTTCATTAAATGGAACTGTTTTCTCTGATATTGCTTCTGCATCAGTTGCAACTGGCGGATCATCTGGTGACTTCTTATTTAACACTTCTGATTTAGTTCACTATCACCACATTAAAATTATATACACTAGTACATCTGGTACAGGATCAATGGACGTGTGGGTTGGTGGAAAAGAGCAATCAATTTAATGAAAAAAATATTATTACCACTATTAATATCATTATTCTTATCAACTGCTAATTCCAGTGAGATTAGAAATATTGGTTCAAGCAGTGCTATAACATTTCCAACATTTGCAGACATGCTTTTGTTCCCATCTCCACCAGATGGTTTACTAGCAGTTACTCTTGATACTCATGAATTATATATGTGGGATCAGAGCATCACAACATTTACACTAGTAAATGCAGGTGGAGGAGGAGGTGGAACATGGGGATCAATTACTGGTACTCTTTCAAGTCAGACAGATCTTCAGAATGAACTTAATGCAAAATCAAATATTCGTACTGTAAATACAGTATCTGCAAACTTTACTATTCCATCTTTAACTTCTGACTATATATTAAATGTAGATTCTACTGGTGGATCGGTTACAATAACAATTCCTAGTTCATCATTATCAGGAACATATTGCATAGATGTTAAAAACATTGGAAGTCCAGCAACAGATGTTGTTTTAGATCCAGTTGGATCTCAAACAATTGACGGTAATTTAACTTTCACAGAGACAGACGGAAATGAATCAGTTCGTCTTTGTCCATTAACAAGTAACTGGTTCATTTATTAAGGAGAAAATCATGAAGATCACTTCGGCGTTAGTATTATTGTTTATCTTGAGCACAAATGCTCTTGCTGCTTATAACCAAACACCATTTGCAGTAACTAAGGGTGGAACAGGAACCACGACAAGCACAGGTTCTGGTTCTGTTGTTTTATCAACCTCACCTACATTAGTAACTCCAGCTCTTGGTACTCCAAGTGCTTTGGTAGGTACTAACATCACAGGAACGGCTTCTGGACTGACTGCTGGCAACGTAACAACCAATGCTAACTTAACTGGTGCTGTTACATCTACAGGAAATGCCACATCACTTGGTTCTTTCTCTAGTGCAAATCTTAGTGGTGCAGTTAGTGATGAAACAGGATCTGGTGCAGCTGTGTTTGCAACATCTCCAGTTTTTACAACTCCAAACATTGGATCAGCTACTGGTAGCGTTTCTGGTAATGCTGGAACTGCAACAGCACTTCAAACAGCTCGTACAATCAATGGTGTTTCTTTTGATGGTACTGCAAACATTACCATTACTGCAGCTCAAGCAAATATGAATGTTGTTGATGGTGGAGATGCAGCATATTCAATCCTTGCTGCAAATAATGTTGTTAGAACATCTACAACACTTACTGCAAATAGAGCTTACACTCTTCCACTTTGTACCGGTTCAAACATTGGTGAAAAACACTATGTTAAAAATCTTCCTGCTCAAACATTTAACATTGTTTTGACTGCTGCTGGATCTGATTTGATTGATGGATCTGCAACAACAACATTACTCCCTGGTGATTCTGCAACTGTTATTTGTGGTGCATTCTCAACAGATGGAACTTGGGACCTTAACTAATTAACAAAAGAAGCGGTTGGATAATGAAAAACATAATAATCATTTTATCTATACTTTATTATTCAACCGCATCTGCTGGTTATTTTAATAAACCAAAGAGTGCAAGTATCGGATCTCTTCAATGGATTGAAGCAGGTGCTGCTCCAATTACAGCTGTAGATTCTGTAAACAACAGAATATTTTCATTTGTATCTTCATTGTCTCAAAACTTATATACATCTATCAACGTTCCTGATTCATATGTTCCAGGAAAACAAATTAAAATGTCTCTCAAGTTTTATAGTCCAGACTCAAGTGGAACAGCTCTACTAACTGCTGTTTCAACTCTTATTAGAACTGGCACTGATGCGATCACAAGTACAACTAACCAAAGAACATCTACTAACTCTGCTATTACATTATCTGGTGGAACCGTTAATATTCCTCAGTCTGTAATTTTTGATCTTACTAGCTCAACAGGAACGATTAACAGTGTTGCTGTTTCTGCTGGTAGTACAATTTTAATAAATTTAAGTCGTGGTTCTGATACAGCTGCATCTGACCTTAGTTCTTTAATCTATAACGCTGAGGTAATTACTCAATGAGGTACAATGCTAACTAGATCAATAGATAATGTATCTACATCAACAAGCATTGTTGGATATGAGATAGATCTATACTGGGTTTACGTTTGGGCTGTTCAATTTATTTGGGATGGAACAACAAATGGAACAGTAAAGATCCAGGGTACTGTTGACGGTGAAACTTGGAATGATATTGCAGGAACATCATTTCCAACCGGTGGTGCTCCAGGTGGATACTTTTTCAATGCCAGTGCATTGGTTGGATATATGGGAATTAGACCTGTATACACAAGAACAAGTGGATCTGGAACATTAAGTTGTTTCATTTCAGGTAAAGAACAGACTGTAACAAGTGAAAATGCAGCATCGTTTATCGATGTAGGAGAAAAATATGTCAGGACGTCAAGATTTGCTACGATTAGCTCGGGAACAAGCGGAACAATTACACTCCCACCAAACTCGCAAGTTGTACTTGACGACTTCGGAGGCTCGACGGACGCCGTTCTCAGTAAAATTGTCTCTGGGAAGCCGAATTATGAAAATGTTAAAACCGTTGGCTTCACCGTTATCGCTACTAGCTTTGACAGTGCTGGTAATTATAGCATTACTGGTACGCCATCTTCTTATCCAATAGCAATTATTTATAGAGTCCGTCAGCAAATTAAGGATTTTGATTCAACATCATCTGATATACTTGGTGGAGTTGATTTTGATTCTGGACCTGGAAGTTATTTAACATCTAATATTGATGGAGGAAAATCAAACTCTACTTATGGTGGTACAATACCTATCGATGGTGGAAGTTCGACATCATTTTAAGGAATAAATATGGCACAACAAATTCAAATAAGAAGAGATACTGCTGCAAACTGGACATTAAATAATCCTACTCTTGCAGATGGTGAGATGGGAAGAGAAACTGATACTGCTCTTTTTAAGTTTGGTAATGGAGTAACAGCATGGAACTCTCTTGCTTATGGTGGTCTTAGTGGGACAAATGGTACTAATGGAACTAACGGTACAAATGGATCTACATGGAGAACTGGTATTGGAGTACCATCAAATGGTCTTGGTTCAAATGGCGATTACTATATGAATATTTCGACATCAGACTATTATTTAAAATCAGGTGGAATTTATTCAGTTGAAGGAAACCTTAACACAACAAACACAAATCTTGACTGTGGAAATGCAACATCAAATTATGGTGCATCTATGGTTTATGATTGTGGAGGAGCTTAATCATGGCAATAAAATTTCAATTCAGACGTGACACTACGGCAAACTGGTCTAGCGCAAATCCAATTCTTTCAGATGGAGAATTTGGTCTTGATACAACACTTGATCAATTTAAAATTGGTGATGGCGTAACTGCTTACAACTCACTTCCTTACGGAGGAATCACTGGCCCTGCTCAAACAAATCCAATAATGGGTTATGGATCAGGAACAGACGGTGATGTTACTTTGAGTGCAGGTATCACGACACTCACTAGAAACATGTACTACAATAATTTGACGTTGACTGGAACAGCTCGAATTAACGTAGCTAGTTATAAAATTTTTATTAAAGGAACTTTTGACATCACAGCAGCAGGTGTTGGTGCAATTTACAATGAGGGTATTGATGGAACAAATGCTGCAACACAAACTGGTGGTGCTGCTGGTGCTGCAATTGTGGCAACAGTAAATGGTGCTTCAACTGCTGGATCAGTAGGGCAAACTGGAGTTATTGGTGTTGGGGCTACTTCTGCTGCAGCTGTCGCTTGTAGCCCGGGAAATGGCGGAGGAAATGCGCTAAATGGAGCAGGTGGCGCAGGTGTATCTGGAGCTGGTGGAGCAGGTAGTGCTCTTGTTGTTCCAGTAACTCCACTTCCTGTGAATCATTTTCAAACAGATCTATCTAGAGGATTAGCACTTATTCAAGGTGGTACAGGTGGACGCGGTGGTGCATCAGGAGCTGGTGATGGTGTAGTGCTTGGACGAGGAGGCGGAGGTGGTGGTTCAGGTGGAGGTATTGTGCAAATTTTTGCACGAAAAATTAATCGTAGTGGATCAACTCCTGCTGGTTGTATTTCTGTTCACGGTGGACGAGGTGGTAACGGTGCTTCTGCTGTAGCAGGAAATACAGGTGGCGGTGGCGGAGCGAGTGGAGCAGGTGGTGGTTGGATTTATTTAGCATATGATGAATTACTCGGAACTACTGCAACAAACTGTCTTGATGCTTCAGGTGGTGATGGTGGTGCAGGTGGAAATGGTTTTGGTACTGGCTTTGGTGGAAGCGGCGGTCAAGGTGCTTCTGGTGGACGCATCACTGTTGTCAACCCAATCAACAGAACTGGTTCTGAAACTGTTGGAAATCATGCTATTGGAGGATCTCTTGGAGGTACAGGTATTGTAAACACAGGTGGATCTGCTGGAGCAGGTGAATTACTAAGAGTTAGCTTATAAGGAGAATTATGATAACAAGAAATATTGTAAATCATTTGAATGAAATAGTTGGAACAATGAGTTTTGAAGATGGTACTTCTGAGAATGTAATATCAGCTAAATTACTTCCTTACACTATAGCTCCATATGTTGATTCAGACTCATATTTAAAATTTTCAATTATTGAAAGAAAAAAATTCGCAGATGATCTTTTAGAAAGATTCAAGCTTAAAAATATTAAAGATGGGATCAATGCTGTTCAAGGTATGCATATGCATCATATTTTACGCGCTTATCCAGTAACATTTTCAGGTCAAAGTTTCACAATCGATATCATGAACCTTGCAATTAGCGGTGATCTTGAAATTGCATGTCTTTCTTTGTTGTATGGATACACTGACGATATGTCACAATCTTATCATTGGATGAGCGCAGATCGTAAGACGTGGCTGATTAATGAATTAAAATCATTTTTGGGATGGATTTAATGAAATCATTAACTGGAAAGATACTTGGAGTTTTACTCTTATCATTACTAATTTATGATGTTATTGCCATACAAAAAGGTGGAACTGAAGCTTCAGTTTCTTCTGTAATAATTAACTTTGCATACAGAATGCCTATATTTACTTTTTTGTCTGGAATTGTTTGTGGTCATCTTTTTTGGAGAATGAGAACAAATAAAGACACAAAGAAAATAGATGACGAAGGTTCTAATAATTAACTTTGCATTAGTTGTGTATTACTGATTACACACTTCCGTAGCTAATGCTGTCAGCGAGTTCTGGTTCTTTCAAACGTATTTATACGGTGATCAGGACTCGCTAGATTTTTCTAAAAAATCAACAGTTAGTCCACACCGATATGACAAGCGATCTCTTTCATCTGCATTGTCTTTAACTACGTTTCTCCACTCACCAGATTCAACTAGTCTAAACTGTTTGACTTCTTTTCCATCTATCATTATCACTCTAAATTCAGTTTCTAACATTAACTACTCCAGTATCATTGAATGGGTGTTTTTTGTGGTAATAAATTGAGAATGCTTGTGGGATTATTTCTTGGTGTTCTTGCAGCTTTTTAAATCTAAACCCAAGTAATCTACATCCCTCAAGAAATACCCATTGAAGCTGTATTCCGCTGGTATCTGATAAATCTGGTTTCTTAAAGAATTTCTGAACAGTATATAGTATAGGGTACATTATATACTTTATCTTTGGAAATGCTGCACAAATCATCAAAGGCCATATTGGGAAGTTTCTTCCAAGGAAGTCTTTGAATTGTATTTTTCCATCTGTGTTGTATATGAAAAAATTCTTTGCACCATAAGAAAGAACTTCTTTTGGTATGTCTGATATACCTAGTTTTATACAAGCAACTGCAACTCCTAGATAGCAATCCCAGGCCATTTGGTCGTAATTGTTGCCTTTCCATCTGGCTATAAGTCCTGTCTTTAAATAGTTTTGCCTAACTAGCTTCTTATAGTCCGATGAATCAAATCCCAACAAAACAGCTACAGATGTGAATAGGGTTCCATTATCACAAGGTTTATCCTCATGCTTTGGTTGAGGAAGTACCATTCCGTATATATCTAAAAATCTTTCATTAAATTTCATGTATAATATTTAACATGAGTAAGTTGTTATTTGCAATCTCATGTTTTACTTTGATTGACATCCAAACCGCTGACAAGAATGGTGAGTGTCGTTCTGACTGTAAGCATATGGGGTATGTTTCTGGTGCTTATTTTCATGACACGTTGACATGCTGGTATGCTGACAGATTGCAATTACAGTTACAAAGTAAAACAAAACAAACAAAAAGCGTTCCATTAATTCCTTATAAAAATTCAGAAGATGACACCAAGCTTCCTTGGGAAAATTAAAAAATAATTTTTAAATGAAATTCACCATCTTGGTCAATACAAAAACACTTACTTCTTTCCTTGTTTCCATGTTCATAAAAACTTTCCATGCTTCCACATTTTACAGAACAGGTTTTTCTGTTTTCTTCTGTGACATTAAACCAATAATAAATCATAACAACCAAAGCCAAAGCCACAGAACACAAAAGAAATTTTTCTTCTTTCATAATTTTATTCATTATTTTCAACAATCCTTAAATGATGGTGTGAAAAAGAAAACTTTTTTCCACATTTCTTGCATTCCTGAAAGTCACCACATTTGAAATTTTGTCCATCACAAAACATTGTTTCATGCGTTTGTTCACCAAGAAAGACATCACGTGCAATTGTAAAAAGATGTTCTTTGCAATTCAAACAAAATGCTTTTGTTCCTTTTTTAAAATATGGAATTAATTCAATGTTCTTCATAATATTTTCTTTCAGCTTTTTATTTCAACAGTCAAAGAATAATTAACTTCACCAAGGTTTGGAATATAATCAACACACATTCCATTCTCATACACATACATGGAATATGATTGCATAAGGCTATCCTTCGCTGTGAACCTGTAACAATTCTCCCTCATGGGGCAAGTATCATTTCTGCATTTTGTGATGTCGGTCATAATTTACTCCATTGTGGTGATGTATATGAAAGTTAGTTCGGTTTACTATAGTTTAGTATGGTTTAGTGTAGCAATATTTGGGTGTGATTTGGCATTAGTAGCTGTTTTTGGTTAAAAGTCTCTCGAAGAATTGGTATTCTAAATCTATTTTTAATTAAATAATTTGTTGTTTCTTCAATAGTAATATCTCTTCCTAAATCATCATATATAGCTGTTGTTTGGTAATCATGTCTTATTTCCATCCTCATCTTTTGATAAATCAAGAACATCACAATATAGTTTAAATTTTCTTGGGTAAACACTTGTGTCATTTGGGTCAAACAATGATACAACCCGTCCACCTTTATGAATCGTTAAGTTTCCTATATGGGTGTCGTCGGTCATTACAAATGTTTCGCCTTTTAATATTATTATTGAATCAAATCTTATCATTCACTCACCTCTTTCTTCTGTGGGGATAGGGCTTCTTTTGCAGAATCAATTCTAATCTCACAATGTGGGCATTTATGTACGCTATAATGAGCAATCATGTTATCTAAAACATACTTCATCGCCTCTCTGAACCTTTTATTCTCATCCTTCAGGGATTGGATTTGATGAAACCTACCATCTGATAAATGAGTCAACCTATCAATCTCAGGCTGCAATATTCCCGTTACGAATGAAGCTCCTTTTTTAAAAGCGTTTTTTGCTGTAAAAGATGAGTCTATATAGGTGTCTCTAATTACTGAGTCTTTGTTCGCCTCTAAATCAATTTTCTTCTGTAGATCGGGGGTCATAAAATTTCCTCAACAGTAATAATTACTTTTTTCATTTTAACTCCGTTAATTAATATATTTATAAATTATCAATACAATTATAACCGCAAAAACCACTCCACCCCATGGCTGAGGTTCTTCATCATCATAGGGATCATTCATCTTTACACCATAGTCCACATTCCATATCTGGTTCTTTCATCTTATGCCCAGACTTAGAATCAAGCTCATCTAAATAGGTTCGCTTACCTTTTACTTTTAAAATTGTTCTTTCAAGTGACCTCTCTAGTTTTCCCATCTTTAAAAATACATCTGGAAAATCTACCCTTATTTTATTCCAATACCCTGCTCCACCCTTTACACACCCAATGCAATTATTGTTTTTGTAACCAAGTTTATACATCATTGGTAATTCAATCCCTGCTTTTTTAAGTTCAATAAAACAATCATTTTTAGAGAGAGAGAGAGCAATTAATGGAGTTTCAAGATTAACTTCTGGGTTTTGAGAAATAAATCTATCCGCTCTATGTTTTTCTTCGCTGGTAAATCCAAATATCTGAACGTCACTTAGTTTCTGAAACTTCTGCCTAACCATCTTTTTCATTTCGGTGGTGCATCTAGCTCCTTTAACGCCAACCAAGTATTTTGTTTTCTCCCAGACTTCCCAACAATCTTTAAACTTATCAGAGCGTAATCTTAAAATTGGTACGCCAAACCACTTCTCACAATCCTGTAAAAATCTTTCATTATCTTTATGCTCGTTTTCAACAACACAACAAGCGACAATTACTTGATCACCATATTTCTCAATCGTCTTTTTAGTAGCTACTGCGGAAGCTGCACCACAAGAAAACCAGCAAACTATTCTATTCATTACGTCCTCCTCAGCATCTTAAACGATGCTTATTATGTTGTTTAATGCATAAAATTTTATAGTGCCCTCGACCCCGACCACGACCTCGACACCGACCACGACCTCGACCCCGACCACGACCCCGACCACGACCCCGACCACGACCCCGACCACGACCACGACCACGACCACGACCTCGACCTCGACCTCGACCTCGACCCCGACCACGACCTCGACCACGACCTCGACCTCGACCTCGACCTCGACCCCGACCACGACCACGACCTCGACCACGACCTCGACCCATCAAAGCCAGCTCTTAGTATTGCCTGATTCATTTTTGTGATCTCGGAAGTTCGTGCGACCAAATTGTTGCATCGACGATTGACCCTCGTCCTATGATCACATCATCTTGAAAGGGTTCTACTTCATTTAATTTTCCAGTTTTAATTGCATCCATAAATCTTCCAGTGTCAGCAATCCATGCTGCATTTTCTAGAACAATTTCTTTAGAGGTAACTTTAATTAATTTACCTGTATAAAATAAGGTCACTGTTCTGATAAAATAATTCTTACCTATCTGGTAAGGGTGTGATTCTCCACTTCCTTTTAAAAGTGATTGAACGTGCTTAATTTCTTTTACCGTCATGTTATCTATATCAACCATATTTCCTTCTTTCGTTTTGTTATAAAACCCCACCACCCGTAACCAAATCATATAGGTATATGTTTGAGGCGGTGGGGCTTCGCACCCTTGTTAGGACAATGATGCTAACTTTGCTCGGCTAACTGCCTTTTATATTCTTGTCTATCGCGAGATTTGAGAATATTCAATGCGTTTTCAAAGTTGATGCACATAATGTTTGCGCAGCATTCTTCGTAGTCATCTGTATACATTGTTTTGATGTGGGTAATCACTAACTGGTGTTTGCATTTTGAACATGTCATGCTTGATGATTGTTTTCTGATAATCATATCTAGTCTCTGTCTCTATCTTTGTAGCGATCATAAGCATCGCTGGCTTCGTCTTCAAAAGTATTGTATCCGCAAACAAGGCAGTAGAAGTCGTCTACATCGTCATGATCACAACAATCACAGCATATTTCATCGTCGGTGGAATCTCCGAGTGGTTGTTTGCATTCTGTGCATACAGATGGTTTATTTTTCATATCCAGTTCCTTTGCAGTGTTGGCATTTTATTTTTATTTGTTTTTTTATTTCTATTGGTAGATTTTTTGTAACATCCCAAAGTATTACCTGTTGATCTGTAACGTTGCACTTCTTTTCTCCTATCTCTACAACAACTCCAGAAGCTCTAAGCTCAGTCAATCTTGCACTTACGTTTCCAGCATATCCAATGAAGGATATATTTCTTGCTATCTCACTCCTGGTTAATGGACCGTTTTTATATAATTCTGAATACACTTCAAATCTTCTCTTACTCAAAAGACCTTCTGATTCAATCTTTATGTATGTATCAATACTAGTTTGTCTTATCATTTTTATCTCCCAAGTCTTGATGTGCGCGTACTATTTTATATCCAAACCACTCAGCAAGCTCATGTATGTTTTGTGTCATGTATAGATCTGGTGCAATTATTTCTCTTGGCGATAGTTCGCTCATTGCATCTATATACCACTCACATGCGAGTTCTTTTACTTCTTTGCGTTGGGTGAATCCATAGACCATATCAGTGAAGTTATCGTAGATTATAAATTCTCCGTTTTTTTCAAGAGCTATTGATGGGTAATCAAATTCATCGACTACCATGATGTCTAAATTTTTCACTAGTCTTACCTCCTAAAGTAAGTCTTTGACGTACGCGAGGAACTAATAGTTCCCAGTATTACTGTTTTGGTAATATGGATCGTTTGGTGAGTGTTGGTATCCGTTTGGCAGTGTCGGAGCCTGTTGAATCACAATCGGCTGTGGAGCATCTTGAATATATGAATTATTATTTTGTATGCCCGAATATTCGCAATTCATTCCACCACCTGCAGTGGCGTAGCATGATGCATGTGCTTTTGCGCCTAATAATAAGATCAATAGTGCTATCGTTTTCATATCGTTCCTTTCGTTTGTTTATATCGCTCTCTTCTTTCTTAAAAAAGTTCTTTTTTCTGTCTATTATTTTTGGCATATATTACCCATAACTAAATTCTGAATATTATTTAAAACACTTACACTTTCATATTCTGTTAAATATCTAGCAGTGGCTGACACATCACGATGTCCTAACATAGTTTTTACTTGCATGATATTATTATTTGCAGCGAATGCGCGGAAAGCCAACGAGTGTCTTGCGCTGTGGATACTATATTTAATATCCCCAAACAATTCCAGCTGGAGATTGTTAAAATATATTCTTAGTACCTTATAGGCTGTTCTATGATTCATAGAAGACTCATTTATCAATCTCGCGATGTCTTTTTTTTCAGCTCTTAATCTAGCCCTTAAGTCTTTGAACGCGCGAAGTAGTTTTGATGGCATTGGAATCCACCTACTCACTCCACGCTTTGATGCAATTACATGGATCGTTGCCGTCTCAACTCCATTTGATTCAATGATATTCATGGATTTGTGTGTTATCTTTATAATTTCATTTGACCTTGCGCCAGTTAACACTATTAATAATATCGTCAATGCCGTGGCATCGTGGCGCAAAAAAAGCGCGTCTATTAGTTGCCTGTAGTCTGATTCATTTATATTTTTCAGCATGTTAAGCATATCCTTAATAATTAGTTGCATCTAATAGCCTAGATGCAACCATATTTTTCAAAACACTTGAGGCGCGGCTATACGTCGAACCCTCATGGTAACATTCAAGCGGTACTTATAGACTTGAATGAGTGAAAAAACTATTCATTCCGTACAAACTCCAGTAACTCTAAAAAAGTGACCAGACCTAAATTGTATGCATATAGCATGTTGAAGATTCTGGGGTTTTGGGGTTTCATATCAACCTCTTTCGTTTAATAAACTTCTTACTTTACGCTTACACTGTTCAAGAGACCAGCCATTGAATACCTCAACGTATTCAGTTGATCCGCCGTTTTGGTACATTGTCACATCATATACTCGGTGTTTTCCACCGCTTAAGTCAACCTTAATGGAATATTTAGTAGACACATCACGTAACCAGGTAGTTTTGTTTTTAGTTATATATTTAAAATTTAAGCGTCTCATATTAAACCCTCTCAATCCTAATCGGTTTTTCTTGGGATATTTTTTCGACTATCTCTAAAAATGTTTGAACATCCTCTACCGTAAAAACATCGTCAATATCGGATCTAGTATACTGAATTAAGGTATCCGCTGGGATTGCAAAGGTACTATAATTTGTTTCACATAGTGGTTTCCATTTAATTGTAATATTCATATTACTTTACCCTCACGATGAAGTTTAAAACTAATCTCCTCTAGATCATTTAATGATTTTTTTAATAGCTCATCTAAAGTGTATTTATTAGTTTGTTTTAAGATCAAATTAGCAACATATAACTTAGCTTTTTTAATATTCATATTATTTTTCTCCTCTTAATAATGTTTCAATCGCTTTTTTGGCTGTACTACTTGACTTATACGATTGAAACTCGCCTAGCGTTTCAATGTGGTAAATATATCCGAAAAACTTAGTAGACTTTTTACGAGTTACAGAACGAATAGAATATAGTCGTGGAGACTCCGAACTAAACTTCTCGCTAGTAATGAAGTACGCTGTAACTCCATCCCCTCTGAAATAGTCAACGACTTTAGACTTGAAAAATTGCATAGTACCTGGATCGAAGTAGTGACCTGAACTGGTATATTCATAGTCTCGAATCAAGTCGTCTATGTGATATATTGTGGGGGCAGATTTTTCGCCTAGTTTAGTTTTGTATGTTTTGGTTTGTAGCATATTATTTTCCTCCTTTAAGCATATTAAGAATATTTTTCAATCTTCTATATTCATCCTCAAGCGCATCAGCTTCACTAGGTATGAAAACACCATCTATCCTAAATAAAATGGCAGCTAGTTTTGTTTCATATTCTGCAATTAGTTCACTATTATAATTTTTCATATTATTCCAACTTTCCTTCAATGCTAAATTCATAGCCGTTAGCGTCGATCATTTCCTTAATAGCTTCATCACTGTTAACCCATTCATATTGTTTTTCTAGTTGATCATATATCCAGTTAGCAAATGCCTTTAATGCGCTCTCAAGTGAATCAACTTCACTTGTCACTTCCTCATCATCCATACCGTAGCAAGTGATTTGCATTGTTTCAGCATGATAGTATCTACTTCTATGTTCAATGGTTGCACGTAGTGGGGCCGATAACTCTAATAAGAGAGCTATATCGTGCAACTTAGTATCTAGTGGAGCGTATTCTTTAATTAGTTTTTCAACACCCTGTCTATGATTATAACTCCCAGTGAAGCACGCTCCATCCCCTTGAGAGGCAAAACCAGAATAGTATATATCCTTAATATCTATCCCCAGGATCTTCGCAATTTCTTTAGCATCCTCAAGCACACATTCCGATTCCCATTGGAAGTCGTTTCGTTCTCTTAACTTGTCGAGAGCTCTAGTTTTGGCCTTGTCGCTTAACTCTTCAAACTTATATA